TACAAAGATAACAATATTATAATAAGCTTTCAAGGTACTTTAATACCTCTAATCCATCGTCAGACTTTAAATGTGAGACAACTAAGTCCATACCATTTTGTCCGTAAGGCACATTAAGCATTTTGGTTTTGTTTGTTGATGTACTAAACCATACTTCTTTATTACTTTTTCAGAAAGTTAAAAGACCTTTATCAAAAATCTGCTGAACAGTTCCTTGCATTTTTAATTCAGGGTCATTAATAATATCCATAAAGTCTGAAGGATAATTTTTAGCATACACTAAAACATCTCTTTTTAATTCAGCAGTTGAAACTTTAGAAGTGTCTTTATTAAATAAAACTCTACATACAGTTTCTAATTGGTCTAAACTTAATGACTTAGCTTCTATTAAAGCATCAGCTTCTATCATTAAATCTTCTACTTCCTGTTCTGCATCTTTAGCTGCATTAACTTCTGAAAATTTCTTTCCATTTAAAGGATGGTAAAATAAAAATTCTTGAAGTATTTGATTTTCTTTTGCAACGTGCAAGAATCCATCTTCAAAAATAATAGGTGACAATAAAGCATTGCCGTCTTGTTCATCTTCGAAAGGACTTTTTTGGTTACTTGCATATCTCAAAGAACGGTTTATACCGGTCTCTTCATCGAAGTGCATTAAAGGAAATCTCTTACTGTTTCTTGTTGGTAGCATAAAGGCTAATGGTGCTACTGCCTGTGTCAAACGATATTGTTTGTCTAGAAATACTTTCTTTTTTGTTTTCATTATAATAGAATTAGATTAAAATTTGAATTAAAAAAGGGGAGGCTCATCAGAATATATATTGCCCCCCCTAATTATTTACTTCTTATTGGTTGAATAAGAAGAAGTTGTTAGCACCTAAAGTACATACTGCTCTTTCAGATAAGAAATGAACCTCCATAGCATCTAAGCTAGAAGTTTCTGCTCCACCTGCTGAACCTGTAATCCAAGTCTTGTAACGTCTGTCTTCAGTTTCTGAAGCTCTATATCTAACGTGCAAGAATGGTCTCTTAGCGTTCTTCCCTAAGATTTGGTCATACACAGAAGTAGAACCTGCAGGAACTAAAAGTCCATTAACTCTACCTGAACCTGCTACTGTTGGTAAACCACCACGCATTGTTGGGTCGTTTAGGTATTTCCAATCAGACTTGTAAAAGTCGTAACCTCTACGGAATCCTGTGAAACCTAAGTTCAAAGCCATATCTTTCTCATTGTCAAAAAGACCATAAGAAACACCACCTGCTGCATTAGATGATTGTTGAGACAACATATCGTCAATGTCAAAAGAGAAATCTCTATCAACAAATACAACGTTCTCTTCAATAGCACCTTGCTTATCAAGTCTAGAGATAATTGAATCCCACTCTGCAAGAGTTGTTGGATTACCTGCTCCCCATACGTTTCCTCTTTGTTCTACAACATAGAAGATACCATCAGAACCTTTGTTACCTACATCACCTGTAGTAGCAATTGCTCCTGAAGCTGCTTCTGCAGGTACTGCTTCAATCATTGCAGTCTCAAGATAATCGTCAAAACGTAATCTTGTTTCGTGCTCAGACTTCAAGTACCATAGGTATCCTGATGCTCCGTTTTCAGTAGTTACTTCTACCCATCCAATTTGTGCCATATCAGAACCTGATACTGCATACTTATCTTTTATGATAATAGGAGAGTTATCGAAGATGAAATCATCAGCTTCTAAAGAACCTTCCATTCCTGCAGTTCCTTTTTTGAATTCAGAACCATAGATAAACATAGAGTAAACATCTCCTGCAACAGTTGTTAAACCACCTGCATTATAAAATGCAACTGATATAATTCTTGTAGCATAGTCTACTGCAGTTACGATAGCTTTAACACTACCTCCACCATTGTTCTTAGTAATCATAATTGTTTGACCAACACGAACTGCGATAGAACCTGTAGCTTCATTTACGAAAGCCGGGTTCAAATCATCGTTAATCTCAAAGTCAGCAACATCTACTCCTGCAGCTACTGCAGTTGTAAAGTTAACATACTTAGTATGTAAACGTCCTTGTTCTGCCCATTTGATTAAATCCGAGTTAGATGGCATTTCAGCACCAACCATTCTTAAGAAAGAAGAGATAGTTCTGTTTCCATATCTTTCAAATTCCTTTTCATAAGTATCCGGTAGATACTGATTCAAGAAATCAAAGTTTGTATGTAGTTAGACCTTACCGGTACTCTTTGAGCACTTGGTTGTAAGTCAAAACCGGGTATATTTGATACACTCATTTTGTTTTAATTTTTTAAATTTATACTAATTATTTTCTACTTTTAATCTTTAACCCTCTACCGTGGTCGGGAGTTACAGATTTAATTTGCAAACCGGATTTTGTTGACGAAGTTTCAGGAGCGTTACGAGTTGTCATATTGACATTTTTCATTTTCCTCATTGACTCATCTGCTGCAGCAGATTTACCTTGCTCATAAAAGAAACTTGCAAACTTGTCAGGATGCATTGCCATTGATAAAGATTTGTGATATCCTGCTGCATCGTTTAAAAAACCATCTTCACCTACAAATTTCTTTGAGAAATCAACAGGATTGGAATGAGTCTTTAATAACTCTGAAGCATCACCGGGTGAATACGTTACTGTAGTGCCGTCTAAATCGAACTCAAAACCTTTGAATTCACTAAACACTTCAGTTGTTTTCTCTAGATAAACCTCTCTTGCTCTTTTTTGAGATTCCTCTGCCGTCTTAGCGTTGGCTATATATTGTTTTTGCTCTTCATCTATTGCAGCATCAGAATTGTCAGGACCCCTAGACTCTAGAGGGACTTTATACTTTTCCTGTTGGTCTGCAAAATAATCTTTAGCTTTCGCAATAATTTTTTTCTTTGCTAATTTGATTTTCCTAATTTGCTTTTCATCATCTAAGTCTTCATCGAAAGAATAATCTTCCATTAAGTCTTGTATGTCATCAGCGTCCAACCCTTTTTCGGTTGCAGTAAGATAATCAGTTAACAATTTGTCAGGTTCGATTTCATCATAGTTCTTCTGTAATTCATAGAAGTCCTTGATTCCACGACCTGTTTCTTTTTTGTATTTTAGATATTTGGATACATCTTCGGGGAGGGGTTCATTCTCTTCCCTAGTTGAATTAAACTCATCTAATGAATTTATTTCTTTCCCATATCTTTTACCAATAAATTTAAGAACGTCATCTTCTGTTAACTCTGAAGATTGAGTTTCTATATCTTGTTCAACTTTTGGAATCGCTTCCTCAGTTGTATTTTCGTTTACTTCAACTTTAGGTGTTTCCACTTCAGTTGTTTCTTTTACGTCAGAGAATTGCTCCTCTTGTTTTGTAAGTAGTTCTTGCTCTATTTGCTGAGAAGACTTCTCCTCAGTTGAGTCAACTGCTTTTACTTTAATTTCCATATTATATTAGATTTAGATTTTATACAAAGTTAAACAAAAAATAATAATAATTTAGACGGTTATCTTGGATTAAACTCTGCCATATCAAAACCATCTAAGCTATCCTCGTTAGATTCAAAATTCTTTGGAGGTAAATTATTTTTACGTTGATTTATTAACTGTGATTGGTCAGAAGACTGCTGAGAGATTCGTGATGATTTAGCTTTTTCTCTTTGGTCTTCTCTACCTTGCAATTGTTGTGCATCCATTGCTCGCAACTGAATATTCAAATCAAACTCTTCTCGCATTAATTGAGATTTCAACATTGCTTCTTGTTTCATTTTCTCAATTTCAAAAGAAATATCACCCTGTCTATATTGTAATTTAGCTTGGGTTTCCATTTGAAGTTGTTGTTGTGCTGCCATTGCTTGAGCCTGAATCGCTTGTTGTTGTGATTGTGCTTGCATTTGTTGCTGCTGCATAGCCATCTTCTGTTCTTTATCTTGCTTACTAACTCTCTTCATTTTTAGAAGTTGATTAGCAAGTTTTATATTTTTAAGTTCTCTAATGCCTATTGCATCTTCTAAATTAATATCTCCTTTAGATAAAGCCATTTGAATGTTTTGTTCAAGTTGTGCTCTCTGTTCTTCATCAGGTGATAATTCAATAAATATTCCGAAGTCGTAAATATATAGTTCATTAATATCGCCAAGGATAGATACATTGTATTTACCAATTTGATTTATAAACTCATCTTTAAAGTCAGCGTATTGTAAAATATCAGCAACTCTATAAGTAATAGCTTCAGCTAAAGTTCTATAGATATATAAACTTGCGTCAAGAATATGTCTTGTTGCTACGTTTGAATTTAATGCTGCCATTTTTTGTAAGCCTACTAAACCATTAGG